CAAGCCATGGAACCTCAATCCCGCTACTACGTTGAAGCTTCGCTTGACGGCAAGCTTGAGTGGACTGAATGGGCCTACACACGCCATGAGCGTGACCAGCTAGTGCAAGACGCCAAGGACTGCGGCTTTTCGTACACCGTTGAGGAGCACGAATAATGACTTACCGCATTTTCCAAAACGCTGAAGGCTTTTGGTTTCAGTGCCGTTCATCTTTGGCAGTCCGGCATGGCCCATACGCCACAAGGCAAGAGGCCAAGACGGCTGCTGACCAATACGTCAAAGATTGGTAGCCACACGTCGGGGAGCCTGATGCCTGTCCCCACAGGCTGAAAGCTATACAACACCCTGGGTGCAGCAGGGAAAAGCAGGGCGCCTGTGTGTGGCGATCTATCCCCCGACTTCAAAAATGGACGAACACTTGGCTACACAGCAACATCTGAACAACCTTCAAGCCTTCTTGGACTATGAGCAGCGCCTCAGAGATGCCTATGCCAAATCCCAAGATCCGCAACCTAAACGACGGTTGCGTTCAGATAACAATCGGCAATATCAGCGGCACCGTAAGTTCACACCACTTGGTTGAACCAAAGTTGCGTCAACTGCGGCTACTCTGGAAAGCAAATCCAGACAACTGGCAGTGACAATCGCATCAGACAAAATCGTCCAACGCGAAACTGAAGTCCTCAAGCCATACGAAAACAATCCACGGCAACATTCAGAAGCGCAGCTTGACCGCCTTGTCCGATCAATTAAAGAGTTCGGCTTTACCAACCCAATCTTGATTGACGACGACTGCAATGTGATCGCAGGCCATGGCCGCTTGATGGCAGCAGAACTGATGGGCATGGCCCAAGTCCCAACCATCACGCTCGGCCACCTTTCACCAGAACAGCGTCGGGCTTATGTAATTGCTGATAACCAGCTGGCACTTAACAGCACTTGGGATGACGACGTGCTGCAGGCTGAACTGCAAGCATTAGGCGATGCTGGCTTTGACCTCACCTTGCTTGGTTGGGGCGAAGATCTGCCCACCTTTGGGGAGGATATTGACCTGTCGGCTTTGGATGACCTTGATGATGACGACCTTTCGGAGTACGCCGCAGGCGTCCGCAAGGCCATCCAGATTGACTTTGAAGCTGAGGACTACGAAGAAGCCCAGGCTCTTGTTTCACAAGCCCGCAAGGATGGTAAATACGTCGGGATGCTGCTTATCAACGCAATCAAAGACAGCACGGTCAACTGATGTTTGCTGCTATTGCTTCCAAGGCCAGGCCTAAGGCAACCACTTACAAGCTTCTAGAGCAGCAGAACATCCCCTTTGCTCATTTTGTTGAGCCACAAGACGAAGCCTTGTATCGCCAGCACGGGATCCCAAATCTGCATGTCATCCCAAAAAATGACCAAGGCATTGGCTACGTCCGCAACTACATTCTTCGCTGGGGCAAAGCCCAGGGCCATGAATGGCTCTGGATGCTGGACGATGACGTCAATGCTTTTGGCTATGCGAAAGCCGGCAAATGCATCGCGACTGACGCCAGTGTTTTAGTTGAGTTCTGGGAACGTACGCACGGCTGGAACTTTCCCGCTTCTGGCATCAACTATCGTCAATACGCTTGGGCCTCCAGCAAGCAAAAAACAAGGATACGAGTCAACGCAAAGCCGCCCGACGTTTGTACCCTCCTGCACCTTCCAGGTATTTGGTGGGAGTTCCAAGAAAAGTTTGCCGTGAAAGCTGACCGTGATTTCTACATGCGCTGCATCCAGCACGGCAAAGGCATCCTCATGGATCAGAACTTTTGGTTCAACTGTCCAAACGTGGGCTCCAATGCTGGCGGCCTACAACCGCTCTACCAGGCCAAACGCGACCATCACTTTTCTGTGATGCTCCATAACGAATGGAAGGATTATTCCAAGCTCATTAAAAAAGGCGAACGGGTTGACTGCCGCCTGGACTACAAAGCCTACGCAAAATCGCTTCACCGTTTAATCAGATGATTTCCAGCCTTCCAGCTGTTCGCCTAAAGCCCAAAGGCAGTGGTCTGCAGATTGGCGACACTTGCCCAGACCTTGAGCCAAACGTCACAGAGTCTTGTGTGCTGCTGGACCCAAATGGCGACCAGGTTGGCCTCTTCCTCAAAGAGCTACCCAAAGACCTGATCAACCTTGTGACGATTGCTGACCAAGAGCTACGGAGCAAGCGGGTCAAGAAATCTGTAATGGAACGGATCACCGCTTACGAGCTTCCAAACGGCAAGCTTCAAAGGGTGCGCCTTAAGCAGTACTCAGCGATGTTGGGGAGCATGGCACCCAAGCCGCATCTTCGTTTGGCTTACGCACGCCATTCGCCGTTGCATATTGACCCAAAGGCTGTGGTCTTTTGTAAGGCGATGCTTAAAGCAGGGCGATTGGCCATGGGCCTTGTAAATCACTACGTGCCGGAAGTACACCGATACCACCTGAAACGGGTTGATGAACGGCTACCAAGCAAGTGGCGGTTCTCAACTCATTTCTCTTCCACCATCAGCAACTGCAACATCGCGGCACCTATCCACCAGGACAACGCCAACATCAAGGGAGCGATCAACGTCATTATCACCAAGCGTCAGAACAGCAAGGGTGGCAACTTGCATGTCCCTGACTTTGATGCCACGTTTGACCAAACCAATAACTCACTCCTGGTTTATCCAGCTTGGCGGAACCGCCATGGGGTGACGCCTATCATCCCTACCCATCAAGGCGGCTATCGCAACTCACACGTCTGGTACGCCTTGGATTCATTTGCAGCACTAGGCTGAGCCCATGGGACAGAAACGCTGTACGGCAGTAGAAAAGCAGTTCCGCTTAGCCAGAGTTACGCGGATGTTGGCGAATGGCGCCACGCGTCAAGATTTGGTGCAATACGGCGCTCAGGAATGGGGGCTAGGTAAGCGCAGGGTTGATGAATACATTGCTGAAGCCCGTGAAGAGTTGCAAGAGGATTACAACTTGGATCGTCAAGCTTTTACCGCTGTTCTGTTGTCACAGCTTTCGGTGATACAGAAAAAGGCTATGGAGCAGTCAAACCTTCAGGCCGCTTTGGGCTGCATCAATACGGCGGCCAAGCTTGCACGGATCTACGACTAATGGGTGTTCTGTCTGCCATCCCGCCAGGCAACGTCCTTCAAAAGCTTGGTGAGGGGAACACGCAAGTAGATGTGGAGCTTCTGGCTCAGCGCATAAGGGATGACCTGCACCCTGGTCAGCGTGCCTTTGTAGATGACCAGACGACAGAAATTATTGGCCTGTCTGCAGGGTATGGGGCGGGCAAGACAAGGGCCTTAGCGGCTAAGAGCGTGACCCTTGCCTTTGCTAATCAAGGCTTCATCGGTTGCGTCATGGAGCCCACTGGTCCACTTGTGCGGGACATTTGGCAGAACGACTTTGAAACCTTCCTGGAGTCCTATGACATTCCATACACCTTCAGGGCATCCCCGCTACCTGAGTACGTGCTGCATCTACCTGGCGGTGACACCAAGATTCTTTGTCGCAGTTTTGAGAACTGGTCACGGATTATTGGCCTGAACCTTGCCTGGGTGCTGGCTGACGAGATTGATACGGTCACACCATCCATTGCCGCCAAAGCATTCCCCAAAATCCTTGGCCGCCTTAGGGCTGGCAATGTCCGGCAGTTTGGCGCTGCATCGACACCAGAAGGCTTTCGTTGGATGTGGTCAACATTTGGCTCAGAGGAGGCCCAACAGCGTGAAGACAGAAAGCTGATTAGGATGCGCTCGGCAGACAATCCATATCTGCCCCAAGACTTCATTGAAAGGCTGCAGGCCAACTACGACCCAAGCCTGTTGCAGGCTTACTTAGAAGGCCAGTTCTGCAACCTCACAACCGGCCAAGTTTATGACCGGTTTGACCGCAGCAAACACGTAACGACACAGATACCAGACGTCAGCAGGGAACCACTCCGGGTGGGTGTTGACTTTAACGTCGGCAACATGTCAGCGGTCATTGGTGTTCGTCTTGGCGAAAACCTTCTACTGATTGACGAAATCAGCGGCGCACATGACACCGACGCCATGGCCCAAGAGATACAACGACGCGCTGATGGACGTCAGGTTTATATGTACCCTGACGCATCAGGCGGCAACAGAAGCACGAATGCCTCACGAACGGACATTCAGATCCTGGAGTCCTACGGGTTTAGCAATCAATCGCCAAAGGCCAACCCTCCCATCCGTGATCGGGTGGCTTCTGTTCAAGCTTTGTTGGAGAACGGGAAAGGTCAAGTAAGGCTTCAGGTAGCCGCTAACTGCAAGCGGACCATTGAATGTTTAGAGCTGCAGAGTTACACAGAGGCAGGCATTCCCGACAAAGATGCTGGCTATGACCACATGAATGATGCCCTTGGCTATTTGGTTTACAGGGACTTCAGCATGCTTCACGCCCGTGCTGGTCGTGGTACTGGAATCAGGCTTTACTAAACTGCAGGCATCAGGCGGGATTTAGCTGTGTACTCAGGCTTTTCGGGTCGCCAACGTGTTGGCAACGTCACGACAGTGGAAAGCCCAAACACGGCTTACGTAAACATGGAGCCGCATTGGCTTTTGATTGAAGCCTTGCTGCAGGGCACATATGGCGTGCGCAAAAAGCACCGAACATATCTGCCACAGGAACCAAGGGAGCTGGATGAGTCATATGACAACAGGCTGATGCGATCAACGCTGGCGCCTTATTACGTCCGGCTGGAACGGATGCTGGCTGGCATGTTGACTCGTAAGCCTGTGCGCCTTGAAGACGTCAGCGATGTTGTTACTGAGCAGCTGTTTGACGTTGACCTGCAGGGCAATGACCTGAACGTCTGGACTTATGAAACTGCCCGCAAGTGCATCCGGTACGGCCATGTTGGGGTGTTGGTTGACGCCCCAAAAGCAGGGGACAACGGAAGGCCCTACTGGACGCAATACACCCCAAGGGACATTCTCGGCTGGCGCAGTGAAATCAAGGACGGCAAGCAACAGCTAACCCAAGTGCGGCTGATGGAAGAAATCACCGTGCCCGATGGTCTGTACGGCGAAAAGCAAGTGCAGCAAGTGCGGGTCTTGACGCCTGGCGCTTTTGAGATCCACCAAAAAGACAAGAAAGGGGACTTTGTCCTTGTGGACGAAGGGGCCACAAGCCTTAGCGAGATTCCGTTTGCTGTTGCTTATTCCAACCGCGTTGGTGTCCTTGAGTCGCGACCACCATTGGCAGACATTGCTGAGTTGAACCTGAAGGCATATCAGGTCCAGTCGGATTTAGATAACCAGCTGCATATCAGCGCCGTGCCGATGCTGGCAATCTTTGGATTCCCGCAGTCAGCTGAAGAGATCAGCGCAGGGCCAGGAGAAGCCATGGCCCTGCCAGAAGGAGCTTCTGCTCAATACATTGAGCCATCTGGCAACAGCTACAGCGCACAGTTCCAACGGCTTGAACAAATTGCTGACCAGATCAATGAGTTGGGTCTTGCTGCTGTGTTGGGCCAAAAGCTAAGCGCTGAAACAGCAGAGGCAAAACGGATTGATCGCAGCCAGGGCGACAGCACCATGATGGTCATCGCTCAGCAGATGCAAGACCTGATTGACAACTGCTTAGGGTTCCATGCCCAGTACATGCAGCAACAGCAAGTCGGCAGCAGCTTTGTCAATCGCGATTTCTTGGGCGACCGCCTTGAGCCACAAGAGATCCAGGCATTGCTGCAGCTGTACACGGCAGGCACCATCACACAAGAAACACTGCTGAAACAGCTTTCAGTTGGGGAAGTGCTGGGCGATGACTTTGATGTTGAACAAGAGCTGGACGCAACACAGTCCGGCGGCTTGGTTGTAATGCAGCAGCCTGAACCTGAGCCTGCACCTGCAACAGAGGCCACAATGCCAGAAGCGGAGCCGGAGGCTGAAGATGAGTTGGCTGGATAACCTGCACAGGCGGAAACGTGAAGAACCAACCAATCGCCTGCTGTTCTTCACAAAACAGGAACTGGAGCATGAAACCTATGCAGTAATCAGGATCACCTGGTACTTGCACGGGAAAATTTCAGCAGTTTCTGAAACGGCAATAGGCACGTATGACCAAGATGTGATTGCTGAGTTTTCTGACCTTGTCGGCAATGCGTTACGCGCTGGCTGTGACGTTTCAGTGGCTTGCATTGATGACCCGCAGTACCTTGGCATCTACGACCAATGAGTGAGCCTGAGGCTTTTTACAGGCAGGCGATTGACCTGAACCGATACAGCAATCACGTCGCGCTCAACATCATGCGGGCGTACAACGACATCGTCATTGATGCGTTGCAAAAGCTTGATGACGTTGGTTCTTTGAACCCAAGGGAGGCAGCACGGCTGAACGCATTGTTGGCGCAGGTGCGTGAAAGCCTTGCGACTTGGGCAGGGGATAGCTCGGTTTATGCAGTGCAGGAGTTCAACGGGTTGGCCCGACTGCAGGCTGATTTCATTACCGGGCAAATCCAAGAGGTGGTCAAACCCAGCCTTGCTGTGAGTGTCCGCAGCGTTGAAATCACTCCAGATTTTGCCCGATCTGTTGTGTTGGCTGACCCAACGGACATTAGTGCTGCTGTTCTGCAGCCAAGCCTTGAGCAGCAGGTGCGCGGTCAGTTCCCTGGTCTTGTGAGTCTTGATGCTGGAAAGGGCTCGGCCATGGTCCTGCCCAATGGCAAAACGCTCAGCAAAGGGTTCAGGCAACTTGCTGAGGCATCTGCCGACAAGTTTCGCGTCACTGTCCAGAACGGGATGCTGACTGGTGAAAACATGCGCGACATGGTCAAAAGGTTGCGTGGAAAGTTGCGGCTAGCCGACGCTGCAGGCATCAGTCAAACCATTGCAAAGGGCGGCGAACTGACGACACTTGCTGATTCACAGATCAGGGCATTGATCCGCACGTCTGTGACGCAGATGGTCAACACGGTCAATCAACAGATGTACATCGCCAACCAAGACGTGATTGATTCGTACCGTTACCGGGCTGTCTTGGATTTGCAAACGACACCCATCTGCCAATCCCTTGACGGCAAAGTGTTTAAGTTCGGCAAGGGACCACAACCACCACAACACTTCGGCTGTCGTTCAACCATTGTGTTTGTCACCAAAACTGAAGCCGAGGGTGATTTCAGGGAGCGGGAAAAGCGTGCGGCACTAGGAGGGCTTGTGCCGGCTGACATGACTTACCCGGAGTGGATTGCCAAGCAATCTGTCGCAGCCCAGGAAAAAGCATTGGGGGGCCAAAAGAAAGCAAGGCTCTTCCGCAATCTGTTGAAAAAGGAATCACCTCAAAAAGCCTTGGCCAAGTTTGTCAGCAGCGATGGGTCAGAACTAACTTTGAAAGAGCTGATGTCCAAGTACGGTGCCCCTGAAACGCGGTAGCAGCAGGCAAGTCATTTCCGAAAACATCCGCAGGCTGATGCGTGAAGGCAAAAGCCGTTCACAGGCGGCAGCGATTGCGTTCAAAGAAGCTGGAAAACGCCGTAAGCGGTAATCTTTTGTTGTACCTACCTGTTGGTTCAATGGCACTGCCCAGCAAGTACAAGTTCAAGGTCCAGGGGGAAGAGGCCAAGCCCAAGGCGACGGCCAAGAAAAAGTCCGCTAAAAAGGAAGCACCTACGGAGGCCGACTGATGCCTAGCGGACCTGGCACCTATGGCTCAAAAATGGGCCGACCCCCCAAGAAAAAGAAGAAAAAGGGCGGAAAGAAAAAGTAATGGCATCCAAGCGCCGGCCACCAAAGGACAAGAAGACTGGTCTGCCAAAGGCCTATCTTTCTGGTGCCAAAAACAAGGCAGCCAAGGCGCGGGAAATCAAGCGCACTGCTGCCCTTTACAAGGCTGGCAAACACATTGACATCGCAGCTGTCTCCAAAAGCAGGACTGAACAAGGTGGCAAGACCAAAAGCAAAACCACTAAACGCCGCAACAAAAAAGGCCTTAAAAGAAAAGGCTGACAAGTCCAAGTTCTTTTACGGTGAGTTGGCTGCGGTGTATCGCAAGGGACAAGGCGCTTACCTGTCCAGCGGTTCGCGTAACGTGCCAATGGCAGCCTGGGCCATGGGCCGGGTCAACAGCTACATGCGTGGCGACAAAGCCCGTACGGCTGACGCTGCTATCTACGCTCGGTACAACAAAAAACGATGAGCATCAAACGCGGTGGCCATACGTTTGCGGGCTATGACAAGCCCATCCGCACGCCAAATCATCCGAGCGGCAAGTCTCACGCTGTTGTCATTAAGGACAAGGGCAAAGACAGGCTCATTAGGTTCGGCGCACAGGGTGCTCAAACGAAGCCTCCGCGTAAGGGTGAAAGTGCTGCTGACAAAGCTAAACGGGCTTCGTTCAAGGCACGTCACGCAAAAAACATCGCAAAGGGGAAAACATCTGCCGCATATTGGGCGGACAAAGTAAAGTGGAGCTGAAAACAACCTTACGGGTCGTTCATGTCTGACGAGCAAAATCTGGAGATTACGTCTCCCGCAGCTCCAAACAATGCAGAGCTGGATGCACTGAAAAGCAGTATCCAAGCTTTGGAGAAAAAAAATTATGAGCTGATTGGCAAGCTAAAAGAAGCAAAAACAATCCCTGATGGTGTTGATGTTCAGGAGCTTCTTGAGTTCAAGCGCAACGTTGAGCAGAACAAACTTGAATCAGAAGGCAAGTACACCGAGGCGCGTCAGGCACTTGAACAGCAGTTTCGTGAAGCTTCTGAAGCCAAGGACAGGCGGATTGCTGAGCTTGAAGCAAAAGTCCGCGAACTTGAGCTGATTGCACCTGCGAACACAGCATTAGCGGATGTGGTGCATGACCCCAGCATCGTATTCAAAGCAGACCTGCTAAAGCCGGACCAGATTGAGCGTGAAGCTGACGGGACGGTTGTGGTTGTTAATGGCTACGAACGCAAGCCGATTGGGGAATGGGCCAAGACTTTGCCTGGCTATATGCAGAAAGCACCTAAGCCGGTGGGAAGTGGCGCACCGTCTGGGCGTAGTGCCGGTGGCGACATCCCGGCAGGGACAAAGAATCCTTTTGCCAAAGAGTCCTACAACCTTACAGAACAGTCGCGGCTTTTCCGTACGGACCGGGATATGTATGAGAGGTTGAAAGCTGCTGCTAACCGTTAATATGTTGGGCAAGGCAAAGCTACGCAGAG